CGTGTCCATGTCCTGGGCCTGCTCAGCCATCCACGCCTCGTAAGAACGCATGGCTACCGCAGCTGTCGTGGCTGGGTACGCCGGCTGCACTACTGGCCCAAGTTCGTAAATCTTGGCAGCTCGCACCTCTCGGATGGCCCGGCCGCTCTCGTCTGTGACGAACGCTTCGCCGTTTTTTTCCAAAGAAAACGTGAATGATGCGCCCTTCACGTCTTTTCTGGCGACCAACTCGAGGATGTCGGCCCGGGTTGCCGGTGGCGTGACCTCGAACCAAACGCCACGCTCGTCGCTCCAGACCTTGAGCGTGTTTGACGACTCGCGGCCTAGCATGATGTTGGGGTCGTGGTTGAAGTAGCTCACGAGGTCTTGCCGGCCACGCTGCCGGTTCAAAACGGCATCGAAAGCACCTGGCATGATCCGCTCGCGAAACCCGCCCATGTCAACGCTCAAGCGGTTGTAAACGACCGCCATTCCGCGGATCACCGGCTGGCCGCCTGCACGCTCTTCAATCACCAGCTCGTCGTCTTCAACGAACTCGAAATCACGTCGCTCGATGTTCATCGGCTCGCTCCTGTTGTCCTGGGCATCCATCTGCCTGACGAGTTTGTTTGCGAATGCACGGCCAGCGTCACCGCCCCAGAGAGCCCAGGCTATCCTTCCAGCGGATGGGAAACCCGATTCGCCCGAACTCCAGCCTTGCCCCTTCTTGTCGACCTCGTGGCGAGCGAAGTAGCTCTTCATTCGCTTGGCTGTCTGCGGGCTTACGCTCCTGCCGTTTGCCAGGTCTCTTGCCCTCGCGACTCCGACTGCCGTTCCGCCTCTGCCGTGCTCTTCTCGCCATGCAAGCCCCTTTCTAGCCTCTTCTCGCACACCCTGTGGTGGCGTGAAGTTGATGTCCTCATACGCTCTAGATTCGCCTTCAGAGGCGTACAGGGCGGCCATCTGTGCCTCTGCGGCCTCCTCAGTTTCATGACAGCCCTCCACAGAGCCGTCGTCATCCTTGATGACCGCCCAAGGGCTGGAAGGCGAACACTCCTCAGATTTGGCGACGTGCCACGGCATCAGTCTTCCTCTTCTTCTTCTAGCTCCTCGGCCGGCTCTTGCTCCACCACAACCGGCTCTTCTTCCTCTTCCTCTTCTGGCTCGTCCATCTCTGGCATCGGGCCGAGGTTCTCGAGCCGGCGAACTTCCTGCGGCGTCAGCCAGCCGTTGTTGATGCCGATCTGGTAGGCGTTGTACCGGGTTGCCGTATCGCCTCGCAGCAGACCCTCGACAGAGAACTCAGCGAAGAAATCTTCGCCCTCTGGCAGCAGGTCTCGGTCGATCGCCCCTTCGATACGCTTGAGCCACGGCAGGATGGTGGTCTGCACGAACGAAATATTTTCGGATTCGATGTTTCCCCAAGTAGCCCGGCCCAGCTCCTGCACCTTGTGCGGCGGCATGTTGAACACGCGGCAAATCTCAAGCAGTGCCTGCGTCCGCAGCTCTGCATACTGGTTGCTCTCCAGGCTTGCAGACAGCGTGTCGGCATGAAGCCCGTGAGACATAACCGCGGTTCGCCCGGCTTTCCTCGGGCCGCCATGTTGCGCGTCCCACTGCTCGCGAAGTTGCTCGCGGACCTCTCTTGGCAAAGCCTGGTCTGTCCGCAACACAACGCCAGGCATGGCATTGTTGTTCCAGAAGCGACTGCCGTGCTGCTCAAGAGCCCGGGCCAGCGAGATGGCATCCTTGCCTAGCTCGATGGGCACCATGCCGACGATTCCATCAACAGACATCCACCGAACGTGCATGATCTGATCGTCACGGTAGACGACCTTCGTGCTACGGATGGGCTCACGGTAGGTATAGGTGAGCGTCATGTCGTCTTCATCCTGCATCACATCCATGTTTGCAGGATGCAATAGCCGCAGGCTGCCGACGCGTGATCTTTGGCCCGGCTCGATCAGAGCGTAGGCGTTGCCGTACAGGCAGAGATGAAGAACCATCTGCTCGACAAACTCAAACTTCGTCTGCCAACCGTTTGGCCGCTTGTGCAGGACTGAGTAGAGCGGAAGGTCTTTTGCCTTCATCTTCTCGTCGTCAATGCGTGTGTACAGGTGCAGTGGCAGGCCGGCGATCGTCTCTGCCAAAACCCGGATGCATGCCAGCACTGCCGAGGTGCGCATGGCCGTCTCTGGCGTCACCCGCGATCCGCTGCTCGAGCTGGTTGCCAGCATGAGGTCATCCCAGCGGCTGGTGCGGCTTTCAAGCCAACGGATTTCCGGGTATGTGCTCGATTCCATGCGTATCACCAGAATGAGATTTCGGGCATCTGTTCTTTGGCCATGCTTTCGCCCATGTGAACGCCGCAGGACATCGCCAACGCTACAGCACCGTCAATCCTCTCGGTGCTCTTGGCTTTCGAAAGCTTCACGTTACCTGCAGGGTCCATCTGCACAGCAGCATTTCCCAGTTGCCACGATAGCAAAGCATTTCCGTTTAGTCGGAGAGTGCCATCAACGAGCTTGGCTTCAAGTGCTTTCGTCGGGCTAGACATCGACGCAAATCCTTGGCCGAACATGGCAACCGGAAGACCCTCTGCCGCCAACTCTTGAGCGAGCATGGTCGCATTCCATCTGTCGATTGCCAGCGATCTGCATGTGTGTTGATCGCAAAATGCCATGATGTCGCGTTTTAGGATTCCGTAGTCTGTGCTCTTGCCATCAGTTAAAGTGAGCCATCCCTCCCGTTCCCATTGCGAATAGGGAACACGGTCGGCTTTTTCACGCTCGCTCGCGTTGTCGGCCGGCATCCAGAAGTGGGCATACACATCAAAAATGCCATCTTCACCTGGAAACCATGCGACAAATGCCGTCGTGTCGAACGTGCTTGCGAGGTCGAGACCGCACCAGCACTCTCGGTTTGCGAGCGGTGCTGAGTACTCGCCCATGCACGCTGCTATCTGGTCTGGCCTCACCCATCGCGTTTCTGTTGTCGTCGGAATGTTGAGCCGATACCGCAGGAATGACGACAGCTTGGTCGCAGAGTTTGCAGCCTCGCGGCAGTCTGATGCAAAAGACTCTTCGCTGATCGTCTCGCCTAGGCTCGGGTTGGCCTTCTTCCAAATCTTTGGCTTCTGCCAATCATCTTCACGGTCGGCAGCGTAGATGCACCCGAAGAAGGCCGGGTCGAACGTCTTGTCTGCTATGCAACGCTCGGCGTAGTCGTGCTGCTCATACCAGAGGTGGGTTTTGTTTGCCTCGCCGGCAGTGGTGATCGACAGCACCAGCGGCTGACGCCTGGCTGCACCGCCATAGCGAAGGGCATCCCACAGCCGGCGATCGCCTCGCTGAGCGTGCAACTCGTCGAAGAGAAGGCAGTGGATATTCAGCCCCTCGGCCCGGAAAGCGTCGGCGGAGAGAACCCGGTAGAAAGAATTGCTGGCCTTGTGGATGATAGATTTCCGGCTGTCCACCACCTCGAGCACCTTCGATAGCGAAGGCGACGAACGAACCATCGCCGCAGCCTCGCGGTAGATGATGCCCGCCTGCTCGCGATCGCTGGCTGCACCGTAAACTTCAGCACCCTGCTCGCCATCAGCCAGAAGCACGTAGAGGCTGATCCCGGCAAGGAGCGTGCTCTTGCCATTCTTTTTCGGAATCTCGATGTACGCCTGGCGGTATTGACGTGTTCCATCTGGCTTGAGCCTGCCAAAGATTTCGCCCAGCACATACTGCTGCCAGGGCATCAGCGTGAACGGCTTGCCGGCCTGCTCACCCTTGCTGTGCTTGAGAACCTTCTCGAAAAACGCATAGACACGGTTGGCGGCATCCTTGTTGATGCCGTCATCAGCCGTGCGACTTAAAGAACGCTTCGAGGTCGTCTTGCGGGGCTTCTTGCTTGCTGGAGCCAACCTTAGTCCTCGACGATGGAGTCAAACCAAACTCTGACATCATCGTGCTTTTGAGCGCAGCGAGAGAGCGGTACAAAGACCCAGCCGGGTTTGGCTTCACTCCACCGAGGTCTGTGTGGATCGTCGGCCCGGTGGCACGCAGCTCGAGCAGGCACGACTGCTCGGCTGAGTGTATTTCACACAACGTGGCAAGTGCCTCGCCGTCAGAAACCGCCAACACCCCAAGATCAAACAGTATCTGCGACAGCTCTTGCCACTTCTCAAGCGCGATCTTGTCTGCCGAGATGCGGTCAGGCATTGGCGGCATGCCTCGCGGCGCGTCGGGCTCGTCTGGTCGAACCCGGTCTTTTCGGAGCGTTCCGCGAGCGATTTTTATTTTTGTAGGCACTGGCCGACGACCTCGCTTAGCCATTAGGTTCCTCCAAAAATGCACTGCGGGTCAAAAACATCAAAAACACCGCGGATTTTTGACCAAACATACGCGCGCG